TTTTTTTTTTCGACGCCTCCGATTCCATTGTGTGCTTGAGCGCAGCAACCACATCTTGCGCAGAGATTTCAGGCATACCAGTGGTACACATGTTCACGGGTGCGTCACGTACCGCAGCGGGCGGCACCGATATGACAGGCGGAGTTTCCACCACAGGGGGTGGAGGAGGCTCCTGCAAATGTTGACCGAAAGGAACAGGCATTCGTCACCTCATTACCAGTTGATGTTGGAGTTGTTAAGCACGTCGATCAGTATTCCTGCACTAAACATCGTGACGATGAAGTGTGCAATGAGTACTGACATTCCTGCAAAGTAGCGAGTACCGTGCAGTTGAGTGTTGTCGTCCAGCAAGTATTCCAAAGTATTGTAGAACTTGATGGCAAAGAACACTAAAGTATAGACCCACACCACAAGGGTGAGTCCAAGCATTGCTGTTTGAAGAATCACTTTTTGGGTTCTCCATCTTTAAAGAATACAGAGATGAAGCCAAGAATGAATGGCCCCAGTATGTCCCATGCTACCCATAGGGTAAGAATGGTCCCAAGGATACGCATGTAATCAGACATATTTCTCCATTTCCTTCTTCGCTTCGAGATACCTGCGACGGTTCTCCTTTGCCAATGCTTCAAGACGTGGGCGTGCCCAATCAACGTACCGAATGCCTTCATCACGAGAAAGGCGGTCAATGGCGTTGAGGAAATGCTGGATGTCTGCCTTCATGCAGATACCGTATGCACATTCTTCCACGGCTTTCGCCACAGGAAGCCAAGTGCGGTGCATACGCTTGGTGCGGCCAAACAGCCGAAAGATTTCAAGGGTCATTCTACGTCTCCGTTTACGTACTCGTCCGAGTTCTTCCACAGATGATCGCTGATGCGACGTTCGATAGCCTGCACAACAGTATCCACGATGAACGCGATTGTGACAGGCAACATCACCATGCCGATAACACCGTTGATGGTGACTGCTGCACGCAACCATACGTCCTGATACAGCGCGTATTCAAAGATGATGTAACACATCAGGAATACGCTTGGTGCAATGGACAATCCAACCACTGACGCAAAGATGGCGTCACGCTTGGAATACAGGAAATACTGAAGATGTACCAACATGGTCAGTTTGCTCCGAGTGTTTGGCTGATTGATTTGCCGAGAATCCAAAGAAGCACAAAGTTACACACGATGCCAATGCACAGCATGTAAATTGAGTTGAGTACATTATCCTCGCCGTTGAGGCAGTACTCCATGGCTGCATACGCTACCTTGATACACAGGTAGAGCAGCACAGCTTGAAAGAAGAGGAAAACGATCATGTTATACAATCCCTTCTCTAAAGAACGTATTCCAAAATGGATAATCCGATTGCACAATAAGAATCTCTGCTTTGCATTCGCTTGGGCAATGATTGCTTTGATAATTCGCAAGCACAGCATACGCACTTTCAAGAGTGCTAATGCCTGCCAATTTGTACGAAAGCACATGTGCGTTTGAAGCATCTGTGCGATACACACTGAGGACATATTCAGCCATGACAGGATTTAGCCTTTCTTTTTTGGTGGGTGGCGACGACTCGTATAGGTGTATTGAAGCGTGAGCCACCCATGGTCATCGTGTACTTCAACACGCCAATTGTTTTCACAACCTACGAAAGTTGTGAATGCATTGAATGCATCAGTAAATGTAGGGAATTCACCCCGCAGCTTGATACATTCGTGATCGTTTGTTTCAAACGTATGCACCGAGAAATGCCCGCGCTTCATGAGCTACAGCTCCTGCGAATACTTGCGGGTTTCTTCAGGCCACCACAAATCCATCTCGATGCGATCACGTTCACGCTCTTCTTCAATCGCTGCATTCAGCGAAATCCGTTCGGCGCAATCAGAAGCCATTGCATGCACTACCTGCGCATCTTTCTCGGGTACGTACAATTCGAACAGATGCACCACTTGCTCGACAAAGGTGCGGTTCACAATGCCTGTTAGCATTGCTTCAATCAGGTCAGTACGTTCGTGTTCACTGATCTTGCACATTTGAAATGCTCCTTTGGCTACGTTGTATGCGCGTGTACCTGTCATAAAAAGAGGGGGCTAGCGCCCCCATATACGCACGATACATCCCGGATTAGAGGGATGGTCAGGGCAACGCATGAAGCGTGACCCTTTGTCTGTACAATTACGCTGCTCATGTAAGGCAGCAAGGGTGATACGGTAACCAGCAGCGCGCAGTTGGGGCACGCTAGCCCACGATATGATCCCCATGGTGTCTATTTGTCCAAGCTGGAAATGTCATACATACGAGCACCACTCTGGCATTCAATGTACGGACAGGTATCGTAAGGACGAAAGTCCTCAGTCAGGGGGACATGATGCAAAGAGGAATTGCTCAACAGCCAAGCGTCAATCCATTGCTGAATGGCTTGCGAGAAATTCCAGAGGGTGTTGGCTCGAAAGATCATAGGCTTATGCCTTACGATTGAGGGTGAAGATGGACATGACACGCACCTGCTCAGACACAGCACCCGAAATGGTGCGCGGTCCAGCCACATAGTGCGACTTGATAAGCCAGTATTCCTCGCCAAGGATAGCGTTCATCTTGAACACAGCCTTGGCAGCAATGCGGAATTTCTCCGGGTGATACGCAACACTGATGTTGGTGTTGGGCGACAACGGGAGGTAATCGAAGAATGGCAGCTTGATGGCAATTGCCTCAGCAAATCGCTTGTCAGGGCTCCCAAGGGTGTTGCGCTTGCGCTTGGCATCGCGATAGTACCCGGCCCCGTACATAGGGCATACCTGAGCAGCTTTGTCAGTGTGTACGTAGTTGGCAGCTTTGACCATTTGGTGCTACGCTCCAATAAATTGTTTCGTGGTGTAATTGAATTCAGCGTGGCGAATGTTCTCGTATGGCGCACGCAAGCTAAGGATAACGTCGCCGTTATCTTGTGGCTTAACAGCGATGATACGGTAGAAAAGACCGCCAATTTTCATCACGGTATCTTTCCAATGCCTGTCTGGTACGTGATCCGCCCAATATGCATCAACCATGTGTTAGCTCCCATTACTGTGTGTTTGTTCGCTAGGCTTATAGGTAGCGCACGCTACCGTTAGTACTTATGCGCCGTCACCTGTCATAAGTAAGGGGGACACGCTAGCTGCGTGTCGCCTTTACTAAAGACAAAAAAAGGGAGGGAGCATTGCGCCCCCTCCCCTAGTGTTAGTCCGCCGCGTTTTCGGTCGGCTTGTTGCCAGTCAATTCCGCTTGGACACGCTTGGCTTGCGCCACGTTGTCAGCGGTATCGGTAGCCGCACCCGGGACAATGCCAGTGCGGATAGTGTCCACCAGCAGGGATGCCTTAGACAAAAGGTCCGCCGCTTTCTTTGCACGGCTGGTGGCGTCAACGTCGGCCATGCTGAAAGACTTGTCCGCCATGCTTTCCAGACGCTTGGACACGCTTTCAAGCAAAGCATCGAGGCTTTCGTCTTTGTCTTTCTTTGCAGGCTTGAACGCGAGGAATGACATGCTTGCTACCTTTTCGTTGTAGCAAATAAACCCTTCTTTGCGTTCCCGCTTCCGATCAATGGCAAAGGATACAACCTTAACGTCTGGTTTAGTCGGGTGCTTTTTCACTTTCTTAACAATGGGTGACACTTCTTTCAGAAAGCGCACCAGCAAGGGTTGCATGCGTTCCGGCAATGCTTCCCAAAGCGCACGGAACGGATCAGCGTTGCGGTGCTCAAAGAAGTGCGCAAGGTTTTCCTTTGCAATGTCAGCGGCAAGTGTACCGCTTTCGTCGTAACCCTTCTTTACCAGCGCAATGCGTTCTCGCTGGTTATTCCACCAGTCTTTCACGCTGGTGGCTGGTGCCTCATTTGAGGGGGCCGGGGCAGGTGTGACAGGGGCCGGGGTATCGTTCGCGGGGTGCTCGATTACAACGGCTGGTGCCGCTGGTGCGAGTGCTGCGAGCGCGGCCAAGTCATTCACCTTTTTTGAAGCCTTAGACATAGTGTTAACTCCCAAATAGAACGCAACAAATGCGACTAGCCGGAATGACTAGTCTTTGCATTGTTACGCTCTATTCCAGAGTGCAACGTCTCATATCTCACAAGGGTTATGCCCGGTAGATTGCAGAGTGTTTACCCCTGCAATTATCGCACGCACCGTGTCCTAATCCCGTGTCAGGGGATCAGGGGTGCGCTTTCCATGCCTCACTAGCCTAAGCGTGCCCCCCCTTGCCTTACCCCTCCCTATGCCTAGCGGCGGGAGGGGGTGACCATGCGGTGACAACCAGTTAAGGCGTGTCGGGTGCATGGCGGGGGACACATGACTATCAGTCAGTCATGGTCATTCGACCCTTTGCACCTTGCGCTTGTCCCGGGGCATGGCGTCCCCGGGCTGGTCCCCCATTGCAGGGGGTGCTGTGCCTTGGCTGTATCGGGCGTACCTCGCCCTAATCCGGCTATGCCGGGTGCATTCCCAAGGGGCAATAGCCTCCCCCCGGTGAGGGGGTGCCTTGCCACGCTCCACTAAGCACGGGGGGTGTTACCAGTCAATTAAAGAGTTGCCCCGGGGGCAGGGTGCGGCATCCTGTCACACCTCCCCCCTCCCCCCGGTTAACAAGAGGTTAACAGAATAGGTCCGGTCCGGCCCTACACGTCCAGCTAGATGCTCGTTTGTTCATGCTCAGAGTGAGCATAAGGGGGAGATACGGGGACACAATGAATTGCCCGGGATGCCCCGCCTTGCCCCTCAGAGGGGGACCAGAGGGGCGGGGACTGGCAAGGTCCCAAGGTGCCCGGGGGATTGGACCCGGTCCCTGCCCTTCCCTTGGGGCACTGGCGGGGTAATGCTCAGGCGGAGTATATGTGCGTCAGGTTGGCACAGATCCGGGGACACCTTGGGTATAGATCCGGGGACACCATGCCGCCCTGGCATTAGGTCCGATCCGGCCCTATATCGCCCTGGCACCCCCTCCCCCAAGGTGTCCCCGTAATTGCGGCGGGACCATGCTCGGGGACACGATGGATAGCAGTCGCGGGGACACGATGAGATACGGGGACACTGAGGCAAGGTGTCACCCTAACTCCAATGCAGGGACACCATGAGACACGGGGACACCATGAGTAGACACGGGGACACGATGAGTAACGGGGACACCATGCATTGCGGGGACACGATGATGATCCGTGTACTGATGATCCGTGTACTGATGATCCGTGTACGGACGAAAGCCTGGGTGTTCCCCGGGACACGCTGTGTCGCTAGGATTAGGAGGGGGGAGGGGAAAAACCCTCCTCGGGCTGGAGTGTGTTAGTACCCCCCCGTACAAAATTTGGAGGACAGTTTTAACCCCGGGAGGTACCCCCCTACCAAAAATTGGGTGTCTAATAGTGGAATGGGCTGGACTATACTATGAGGTACTGGGATACCACATGGGATTCTGAATTCTGGAGATAGTTAAAACTATGACGTCAATTTTGAGGATTAATGCAGACGAAGATGTTACCGCGGTCAGAGGACCAGTGGTGCCACAACACAGTGCGGTAGTAGAGCCTATTGAAGAGCCCAAGCTCCTGACCATTGACTCCAAGAAGGAGTACGAGAAGCTTAGGGAGCTATTGCTTTCCCTTAGTGCCTTTCAGGTCAGGTTTGTGGAGCAGTACATCAGGACGGCTAGTGCTGGGATGGCAGCAAAGCTGGCAGGCTCTCAGAGCAACACACCAGAGGCTGTAGGCTACAAGCTACTCCAGCTACCCAAGATTCAGCAGTGTATAGCCATTGCAATGAAGAAGCGGATTGAGGCTGTGGGTCTGGATTCCATTGAGGTCATCCATAAGATCAGAACTCTCTATGATCGCTGTATGGAGGAGGGGAAGTTTGATACTGCAGCCAAAGCTTGTGAGCTACTGCAGAGAGAGCTGAATTCTGTTCATAAGGGGGGTAAGAGCGTAGTAGATACCGCTGGGGACACCCCGGGAGCTAAGAAGGCTAATGCTTCAAGGGAGTTGAGGGATCTGGATGATACGGAGTTTGAGAACTCTAAGGCTGATCTGGATAGGGTTCTTTCTATTGTGGCTAGGTCAACCTCTAACGTTAAGACCAAAGACTTCTAATGCCATTGGTGGCAAAAGGCTTGCGGGGCAGGAGTTAGACTAGAGCTATAGGGGCCTATTGGGGACAAACCAACCGAGAATCAAACAAAGCGGCAAACCATTACAGAAGCAAGCAGAACTCTAATTGGGGAACTACAAGGAACTCCTAGGTGAGGCGAATGCCGAATTGTACCACATTCCTTTCTTTTTTTGTCCTCATTCTGGGGCTGGAATGGAACTTTATTGCAGTAACATTATTACGTCAAGATAAGGTATTGAATTGTATGGACGAATTAGAACTTGCAGTGGGAAATTTATTGCAGATGGTCTCTCCTCCCAAGGAGAAGCCCAAAGAGCTTGTCGCTACGGAACCCTTAGTAACTCCTATAGAGGATGAATATCAACATGAATCTGACATCCTCCCGGGAGATCTCCAAGGAGCCCTAGACCGAGATCTGGATCTCCTCAAGATGAACATGGGAATCAAGGCAACTCCTCTGGTAACCAAGAAGATGGCTAAAGGGGTAAATCTGGATGGTGGTGCTGACAAAAGCATCAAGAGCTTGACGGTAGAAGCCTTTCAGGAACTGTACGACCGGATAGAAGAAATCAGTGCTTCGCTTCCTGCTAGGGATAGGGCTGTCCTTACGGAATTCCTTATGTCCCAGATTGTAGAGATGGCAAGGAAGAGTTTCTACATCTACGTGAAGTACATGGCCCACCATATCCTCCCAGAGGGGTTTATAGACGGGAAACACATCAAGCTGATGGCTGATGAGCTTCAGAAGGTAGAACATGCTACGTTCATTGGGAAGCCCATCCGGCAGATGATCTTCTGTCCTCCCGGGGCTATGAAATCAAAGATTAACAACCTGTTCATTTCTTGGGTCCTAGGCAGGCACCCCAAGTGGAATATCCTGCACATTGGACACGGTACCAAGTTTGTGGAGGATAATGCAGGTAGACCTATTCGAGATCTTATGCGCTCCCCGGAGTACCTCAGGATCTTCCCAGAGGTCAAGATCAAGATTGACTCCCGCGCTGCAGGGCGCTGGGAACTGACCAAAGGAGGCCGGTATTATGGAGCAGGAGTTGGAACCCAAATTGCAGGAAGACGCGCCCATATCTCTATCTGTGACGACGTGGTATCTGAGCAGTCGGCATACAGTATCGTGGAGCGACGAGCCATCAATGCTTGGTACGTTCCCGGTCTACGTACTCGTCTCCTCCCCAACGGCTCAGAGATTATTGTCAACACAAGATGGGTGGTTGACGACCTCTCCGGATTCCTTGAAATAAACGACAAGAAAACGAAGCGTCCTTGGAACATTATTAAGATCCCGGCTATCCTTGATCAGAAGGCATCCAAGCTTCTTGGGCTCCCAGAAGGTGGGTCATTCTGGCCTGAGTTCCAGACCATTGAGTTCCTGCAGGAGCGCAGGGATGACCCCAGCATGACCGCCTCCAAGTTCTCAGCCCTGTACATGCAGGAGCCCATCCCGGAGGAGGGGTCTATTTTCAAGGAGTCTGACTTCCAGATGTGGTCAGACAAAAAGCCTCCGGATGTGGATTTGATTATCCTATCCCTTGACACTGCCTACTCAATAAAGACTTCAGCGGACTTCAGTGCCTACTCGGTTTGGGGGGTCTTCATGGAACACCATGTAGACCTCAAAGGCAGGGCATTTACAGTTCCCAATCTCATCTTGATTGAGTGTGACAAGAAGCGCTGGGAGTACCCAGAGTTGGTAACTCAAGTGAAAGAGATGCATGAGTATTACAAGCCTGATATAATTTTGGTAGAAAACAAGGCTTCAGGCCAAAGTCTGATTCCTGAGTTGCGGTTGATGGGCTACCCAGTTGTAGACTTCAATCCTAACGAATGGGGTGACAAGGTTATGAGGGCCAACCAAGTTACACCGTATTTCAGGAATGGCAGAGTCTGGGTTCCTGATTCGCAAGGCTTCAGTAGCACACTGGTTCGGGATGCTTTGGAATTCCCGTTTGGACCAAGTGATGACCTTGTTGACACAATGACGCAGGCAATTATTTACTTAAGACAATCCATGTCTCTTAGCACCAGTGATCACATGTCCGAGACAACCGATCCTGACGAAGATGACTTTCACCGCAAGCGTAAGACATATTGGAATTCGGCTGCGGCTGCTTAACGAAAAAAGGAATAAAGTATAGATGGCAATTTCACGTACACCCGCACCTCTCGACATTGGTAAATTGATAGGGGGCGGTAATGCCCCTCCTCCGACGGGAGAGCCGATTCAATTTGACATTAATGATCCTGACAAGAATCAGGAACCTGCAGATGATGGTGATCACCCAGAAGATCCCGACGCAGAGCATTTTGAGAATCTTGTTCCTGAGATTGACGAGCGTATCGTAACTCGAATTGGTAAGCAATGTATTGAATGGTTCAAGGCAGACCTGCGCTCGCGTGAACGTTGGGAAGAAACTATCAAGAAAGGTATTGAATCTCTTGGCACGGATGTGATGACTTCCGATGATGGGGATGCACCGTTTGATGGTGCGTGTATGGCTACCCATCCTCTTGTTCTTGAGACTGCAATCAAATTCCAGTCAAAGGCGACTGCAGAACTTCTTCCGGCCACGGGTCCAGTACGTACTCAGGTTCTTGGTATCCAGAGTGAACCCGCCCTGCAGAAAGCCAACCGCGTCAAGGAGTTCATGAACTACCAGATCACAAAGCTGATGCCGGAATACTACCCGGATATGGAAAAGCTTTTGTTCTATCTTCCCCTTTACGGTTCTGCCTTCAAGAAGACATACTGGGACTTTGGTCTTGGCCGTCCGGTCTCTTGTTTTGTTACTACTGATAATTTTGTCATCAACAATAATGCCAAGTCTCTTGAGAAGGCTCGCCGCTATTCGGAAATCATTACGAATGTGTCGGGTGCTGAACTCAAGAACATGATCATGGATCAAGGTCTGGTTGAGCCAAAAGAATGGCGTCAGATGTTCAAGAACGACTCCATGAACTCACGTTCCCCAGATCAGTTTGACATTACTGGTGAGCAGGCTGTCGGTGGAGTTGGTTCACACTACCAGACTCAGGTTGGTATTGCTGCTGACGTGGCTTCGGGTCACGTGCATGTAGATGGCATGATGGACAAGGTGTTTACCCTTGTTGAGATGCACTGCTTCCTTGCTCTTCCTCCTCCGTTTGGTGAGCCGGGCTTTACTGATCCGTACATCGTTACGTTCCTTCAGGATACGGGCGAAGTTCTTTCCATTAAGCGCAACTGGGATCAGGAAGATATCAATCGCAAGAAGAAGGTTTGGTTCTCCCACTACTCCTACGTTCCGGGCTTCGGCTTCTATGGCTTTGGACTGTTTCATCTTCTCGGCAACATCCAGTCGACGCTTACCAGTGTTCTGCGCTCGCTTGTTGATGCCGGACAGTTTGCCAACATGCAGGGTGGTCTTAAGCTTAAAGGGCTTCGCATCCTTGGGGATGGAAGTGCCATTGCCCCGGGTGAATGGCGCGACGTTGAGTCAGCTATTCAGGACCTGAGTAAGTCACTCTTCCCTCTCCCGTACAAGGAACCGTCAACTGTTCTGTTCCAGCTTCTCCAGTGGCTGGATACACGCGGTGGAGCCTTTGCCGACAGCACTGAACAGGTCATTGCGGACAGCACCAACTACGGTCCTGTTGGCACTACCATGGCGCTTCTCGAAGCTTCCATGAAGCTGTTCACGGCTATCCATAAGCGTACTCATTTGTCGCAGGAACAGGACCTCAAGCTTCTGTATCAGGTCAACTCTGAATACATGCCAAAGGAATACCCGTATGACGTGGCGGGTGGGCAGAATCAGATCTTCAAGGAAGACTTCGATCCCAAGGTTGTTAATGTCATTCCTGTGTCTGATCCCAACATTATTTCCAACGCGCACAGGCTCGCGCAGGCGCAGGCAAAACTGCAGGCTGGTCTTCAGCAGCCCCAAATCCACAACATGAAGAAGCTGTATCGAGATTTCTATCTTGCCCTCGGCGAGGAAGATATCGACGCTTTGGTGCCGCCTGATCAGCAGGCATCCCCCATGGGTCCAATGGAAGACATCATGGCTGTTACTCAGGGAAAGCCTATCAAAGCCTTCCCCGGGCAGGAGCATCGCGCTCATATCCAGTTCAAGTCTACTTGGCTGGAAGATCCAATCATGGGGGGCAAGAGTCCCACCATGCAGCAGTATGTACCTATGGTTCTTGCCAACATCCGTGAACATCAGATGGCACAGATGCAGGAGCAGGTGCAGGGTGCGGTTAATGAAAAGGCTCAGGGTCAGCAGGACCCCAAGGTCATCGCACAGATTCAGGCGCAGGCATATCAGGAAGTCAAGAAGGCCAATGAAGCACTGGCGCAGGTTCTTGGTGGAGATGATCCAATGCACGTTGTTGCACAGGCAGAAATGCTTAAGGCACAGACTGAGGCTGAACGTGTCAAGCATGTCAAGGTTAAAGACCTTGCAGACTTGTCTCTCAAGGCACAGTCCATTGACATCGATAGGTTCCTTGCTCAGATCAAAGGCAAGGAAGCCAATATGGGCATGCAACTTGAGCAGTTCAAAGCTGGGGTTACTGCGGTTCAACAGGGACTGCAGAACCTGCAGAAAGAGGCAGATGCAAAATTCCAGCAGGCACAAAACCAGCAGGATCTAACTCATCAGGCCAACCAACATGCACTGAGTATGCACAACCAAAAACAGCAATCTGTAACTGACGCTATGGGAAATATAATCAAGCTACAGCATGATCATACGCAGCACAAACTAAATCTGTCGCATACGGCACAGACACACCAGCAAAAGCTGGATCACGCAAAAGAACTGGCGGCAATCAAGGCTGCGCAGTTGAGAAAGAACCCACCGACAAATGGAACAAAGAAATAGATTCTTTAGTAAACGTATACAGAACCTCCTTGGTGAATCCGATCTTGATTCTCGGGTCACCAAGGAACTTCTTGCTCTGGCAGAAAGTTCAATTGAACAATTATTGTCAGAGCAAGATTCCAGTGTTGTATCATACCAGCAGGGTTACGTCGCTGCCCTTCGAATAGCGATTGAAAAGGTTCGATTGGAAAACAAACGAATCATGGCAGATGCCAACAATGATGGAGACGATGAGTAATATTATTTCGAGTAATTCCCAGATGAGTGGACAGCTTCCGCAGTTTGATGGAAATAAAGTTGATTGGGTTACGGATAACGATACGCCAGACCCCGATGTACTTCCCGAAATCACTGGATGGAATATTCTAATCCGACCAGTCAATCCCGGTGATTCACTTAAGATGAAGAGCGGGGTTAAGTTCTTTCTTCCCGATTCCTTTACCGAAGACGTTAAATATCTGACAAACGTCGGGCAGGTCAAGGCAATGGGACCAGCTTGTTATACCGACCCTAACGTCAAACCTTCTGATGGCAAGTACTTCCCCCACGGGCGCTATGGCTCCAAGTGGTGTGACGTAGGTGACTACGTTGTTTGGGGCAAGCATCAGGGCACCAAGCTTTTGGTTAAGGGTGTGGCATTTGTTCTTCTCACGGATGAACTTGTTCTTATGAAGATCAAGGACCCCGCCGACATCAATCCGATGTTTAACGCATTTAAGGTGTAAAGATCATGGCCCCAAGAAAAGATAACTCGTGGACAGAAATTGATACTTCAAACACGGATGACTCCGATGTTGAAGAGTTCCGTTTGAATATGAACGATATTGAGGAAGATAGTAACGACAATGGCAAGCAAAGGGAAAGTCAAGATACTCGACGCGGAATCCTTACGGTTTCATCTCCAAAAGCCTCCGAAGCCTCGGAAGACGATGAAGATCGGGCCGAAGTCCGTCGGAGTCAAACGCAAAACCCGCAGAGGCAAACGTCCTCAAGGCAGGCCGCAGTAGAGGATACAGACGACGATCAGAGTGCTCAGGGTCTTGAGTTTGGCGGTCGCAAGAACCGTGCACACAAACGGATTCAGAATCTTCTCGGTACAGTTCGTCAGAAAGACCAGACCATTAACGAACTGGCTGCTCAGGTGCAGGCGCTCTCGCGCAAGGCTCATGGTGCAGAGAAGCAGAACGTTTCTACACAGGTTTCCCAGTACAAAGGCATGATGGATGATGCTGAAACCAACCTTGCGCGTGCTATCGATGAGAATGATGGCAAGGCTGTAGCCAAATACTCCAAGGAATTGGCTGATTCGACCATGCGATATAACGCAATGGCTGCAGTTGATGCAGAATTGCCGGATGAAGCACCCCCTGTTCGCCTCCCGCAGGCACAGCAGGCCCCAGAAGTGCCGGAAGCGGCTACTGAATGGGTCGAAAGGAACCCTTGGTTCAAGTCTGACCAGAAGCAGCACGTCATTGCGCGCATGATTTCGCAGGATTTGACGCAGGAAGGCCGTCTTGACCCTGCAGATAATGAGTACTGGGAAGAAATGGACCGTCGTTTGTCCAAATATGGCGTTAAAGCTGGTAAAAACAGTCGTCAGGTAGCTCAGAATGAGTCTGAAGAGGTCGAAACACCAGAAGAAACACCTGCTCCGCGTCGTAGAGGCTCTCCTTTGGGCTCTCGTAATGACGAAGACGCCGGAAATACACGTCAGTTCACCCGGAATGGTAATCGAGTCACTGCAACCCCTACTGAGAATGACAAGTACATGTCGGAACGCCTTGGTGTGAACCTTGAGACCTTCATGCGTGAGAAATACAAGTATGGGAATCAGGATTGGAAGGGATACGTCCCTATTACAATTCCAAATTCGTAATTATTTCAAAAAAGTTGTTGTATAATTAAGAGGAAATATCGAATATGGCTAGAGAACCAATTCGCAAGACCCGAATCGAAGAGTCAAATGATAATACGTACACACCGCCGTCTGACTACGACATTCCGGATGAAATTAGAGAAGCGTTTGCCAAAGAAGGTTATCATCTCCGATGGGTTAGAGTTCTAATCGACAATCAGGATGATTACAAGAATGTTGCAGATAGACGTCGTGAGGGATACGAACCCGTTAGTATCAGCGAACTCCCTGTTGAATCAAGGGACATGTTTGAAACTAAGTCTTTCGGCAGCTCGGTAAACAAGTACTCCAATATTACCATGGTAGGAGATCTCGCGCTCTTCAAGGTTCCCCTTAAGAAGGCGCAGGCTAGGACTCGGTACTATGAGAATATGGCGTTGCAGAATGAAATCGCCCAGCGTAAACAGCTCGGAGCAGATAGTAAGTTGAATAAGCTTCTTCCCATCACTGATGAGTCGAAGACTGTAGTTCGGACTGGCGGACGTAACACAAGCGCCCCGGAGGGTTTCGGTAAAACCCTGAGAAATACATCAAAAGACTCCAGTGAGGATGACGCTGAATAGCCTGTAAGGGTCGCGTAGCCTGAGCTAGAAGTTTTATAATTACGGAGTAATAACACATGACTGTCAATTTTATTGCTGGTCTTAACCGCTCTCGAAGCATTACGGGAGGTAGTGGGCATCGCCTGCGCGCCTATCCGATCAAGAACGGTAAGAATAAAGCTTTCTTCTCAGGCGACCCCGTTCGCCTTTCGAATGGTACGCTTGATATCGCTACGAATCTTCTTCCTGTTTTGGGCGTTGCCCGTAGCTACCACTGGGTGGACGATCTCTCGAATCGCCCTCAGTATTCCATGTCGTTCCCTGCTGGCACGTCCAACAAGGGTCTGCAGGTGAATGAAGGCTTTAACCAGCCGTTCGCTCTTGTTGATGACGATCCAATGGGTACGTGGATCATTCGCTCGGAAACGTCGACGTCTGCTGGTCAGATTGGTACAGTCTCCAAGGTTACGGGTGCTGGTACGCAGTTTGGCGTCTATGGCCGAAGCGCTTGCCGCGCTGACGTCTCTGGTTCATCGGTGTCTGTTGCCGATGGGATGTTCCGTATTATCGGACTGTACCGCATTAGTGAAATCACTTCTGCGGGTGGTACTGACAACGCCTTCGACGCAGATGCTAATACGCTGCTTGAAGTGACCTTTGTCAATCACCTTTATAACCGCTAATAGGGGAGATTAACTACTATGATTATGACTAGAGGTCAATTTCAGAAAGAACTGGTGCCTGGGCTCAATGCGATCCTTGGCAACTCATACGGTGAAGTGACGAATGAGCACCTTCCCCTGTTCGAAGTCGAGAACTCTGTTCGCGCCTTTGAAGAGGAAGTCCTGCTCTCGTCTCTGGGTACTGCCCCGACGAAGAATGAAGGCGAAGGCGTTCAGTTCGACTCGATGCAGGAACTCTGGACTGCCCGTTACACGATGGAGACTGTCGCCCTTGCCTACGCCATTACGGAAGAGGCAATGGAAGACAATCTGTACGATACCTTCACGAAGATTCGTACAAAGGCTCTTGGTCGCGCTATGGCGAACGCAAAGCAGATTAAAGCTGCGAACGTGTTCAACCTTGGCTTCTCGGCTACACGTCCGGGTGGCGACAACGCTGCCCTGTTCTCTGCTTCCCATCCGACGTTTACAGCTGGTAACCAGACGAACACGACGACTGCCGACATCTCGGAAACGGCTCTTGAAGCTGCGGTTATTGCGGTTACCCTGACGAAGGATGACCGTGGTGTTCTCATCGGCGCTACGCCAGTGAGCCTGCACATTCCGCCGCACCTCAAGTTTACGGTGCAGAAGATCCTGAAGAGTCAGGGTTCGACCACGACGGAAGTCAACGGCTCGAATGGTATTACCAACACCAACAAGACTAACGCGCTGCGTGAAATGGGCGTGTTCCCGAAGGGTGTGTTTATTAACCACCGCTTCTCGGACACGAACTGCTGGTTCATTAAGACTTCGGTCCCGAATGGCACCAAGATGTTTGTCCGTAAGCCGCTTTCGTCGGCTGTCGAAGGTGACTTCGATACGGGCAACATGCGCTACAAGGTTCGTGAACGCTACACGTTTGGCTTCTCGGACTGGCGTCAGTGGTGGGGCTCGACGGGATCGTAAGATTTCCGTTTAGAATCAAAGACTTAGGGGGCCATTCGTGGTCCCCTTTTTCTTTATGTGCTATCCTTCCCACATGAGCAAGAAAAAGTACCACGAAATAGCCAAGAGGTACCGCCCCGTAGGGGTCAAGGTGCGATTCAAGCGGCCCCCTAATTTGGCCCCCGCTCATGCCAAAGTATTCCGTGATGGCACCAAAGAAATTCTTACACCGAGGCCCGATACCAGAGAGGGCCTTTATTATTTTCTGCACGAATGTGCCCACCTGATTCTCCGCCATTTCCACATTCCTATGCCCATCTGGCAGATGGAGTATGAAGCCGAGATGTGGACTATCGCCACCATGCGCAGAGAAGGTATCCCAGTACCACACACCATGCTGTATGCAGCCAAGAAGTACGTTAAAGACTGCATACGCGAAGGGAAAGCTAAAGGGGAAGATCCGCCTCCGTACAAGGTGCGGCGCTGGGCTAGTGTATAATAAAGGCTACACTGAGTTCTCACCAATGCGACGAAATAGGGAAACCTTGTGAGTACTCTTCTGAACATGAGCCGGATGGCGGCTCTTTCGGTCGCATAAGGAGTTACCTCTATGAGTTCCAACGTCCCCTTTGCACAGGTTACTTGTCTTGATGCCGCTACCAGCATTGGTAATGCGGATGCCACCATTGTTGGCCTTGACTACCGCTACGCGGGTGACCAGACCTTTGTTGCCTCGTATGTAGGTACCCTCGCTTCCATTGGAGCCCTTGATAAGGTTCAGTTTCAGGTCTCCCCTGACTGGAAGGCTGAGACGGCTGCAGGTGCTTTCTGGGTTACGGTTGACACCTATACGACCACGGCATTTAGTGGTGCAGTAAACGGTCCTTGGGCGGCTGTCCGGTTTATCAAAACTGGTGATCAGGTTGCCAAGGTTGTAGCACTCGTTGCTGGACGTAATCGGTCTAAAGCCGCGATTCAGGGTTAACCCCCATGAGTATGTCCTCTCCGATTGTGCAGCGGGTTGTTACACAGCAGCCTAGGTCCGATGTTATCTTTCATGCAGAGTCCAGCGATGGGGCTTTTGCTGAGAACGGTATCCACGTAAACTTTGAAACGGCTTCATTCTACACAAAGCGTGCGGGATCAGATGCTGTTGTGTTCAATCGTATTCAGGACATGTTTACGTTCACTGGTGGTAACCAAAGTAAGTATTGTGGGTCAAATGGGCTGCTGCAGTCTGCGGCTACGAATACACCTAGACTTGAGTATTCCAGTAGCACTACTGGTACTAACCTTCTTCAGCAATCACAAACTATCGCAAGTTCACCTTGGACACTTGGTGTTGGTACTTCTGTTTCAGATACTGTAATTGCACCCAATGGAACTTTGACTGCAGATAAATACGTAGAAGATGTTGGCGGTACATTCAAGGTTTTGGCACAAACGTTTAACTTTGTGGCAGGCAATACATACACCTTTAGCGTTTATATAAAACTTGCTCAACGAAATGCCGTGCAGCTTATTCTGCCCGCAGGCGCTTTTACTACACAAACATTTGCATTTTTTAATTGCACAACAGGGGCTTTAGGAGTAACTCAAAACACACCAACTACTACAACCACGGATGTGGGTAATGGGTGGTTTAGAGTTTCAATGACAAAAGCTGCCACTGTAACTGCATCTGTTGTTGTAAATATACTTCCTGCAACAGACGCAACAAATGCAGCATCGAATAATTACTCTGGCGATGGTTCAAGCGGAATTTATCTTTGGGGTGCACAGCTTGAAATTGCGTCAGCGCCAAGTGTTTACACCGCCACCACTTCCACTGTACCCGCCTACACCAACTCTACCCCAACGTTCCTTGGAATGTTGATGGAATCGAGCAAGACAAATTTCTGTTTGAGTTCTGAAGATTTTACTACAACAGCAGCTAATCATTCTGCAGTTGGGTTGAATGCAACTTCAACAAATGCAACTCAAGCACCAGACGGTACAAATACTGCTGATTTTATTTCTGAAGATACGTCTGGTACACAGCATCGTATACGCCAAACAACAGATCTTACAATAACATCTGCATCTACAAATACGTATTCTGTTTTTGTAAAAGCCAATCAAAAAACTAAAGTCAGTCTTCGAATGACTGACACTGCATTTACAACTTCAATAGATTGTATTTTTAATCTTGCCACCGGGACTGCAGGCACACCTACAAATACAGGTGTTGCTACGGGAGGAACTGCAAGAATTATTCCATTTCTCAATGGGTGGTATCGGATTTCAATTACAGGGGCAATAAATGGTGCAGTTACTACCATTCGTAATCTTGTTGAATTACTAGACTCTGCGGGCACTACAATTACCTATACTGGCGATGGTACATCTGGACTTTATGTTTGGGGAGAACAATTTGAAGCTGGATGTTCTTTTGCCTCCTCCTACATTCCCACCACCACAGTGGCAGTAGCACGCACTGCTGATGTTTGTACAAGAACACTCGGTTCTGAGTATTCAACTGCAGCAGGCACTGCAGTAGTTGTTGGACGATGGGGCACTGTAGATTCTACCACTGGACAATCCATATTTTCTTTTGGTGACGGTACTATAAATAACCGCATCAATTTGCTCAGACCACAAAGTAGTTCGACTGCACGGTTAAACGTTACAACAGCAACTGCGCTGCAATTTACTTTGGATTTTTCGTTAACAGATTTTGCTACGTATAAAGCTGCGATTGCGTGGGCTCCTAATAATTTTGCATACTCATACAACGGTAGTACAGTTCAAGTTTCTACTACTGGCACACTACCAACAGTTACATTTCTTGAATTGGGGCATATCGCATCTTTGTCTCAAATGAATTGTCATATTAAACAATTTGATTATTGGCCTGTTAAATATGCAGATGGTTTTCTTGAACTTGCTGCAGGGGATGAATTTGAACAAGGTATTCACCTTGATTTTATCTCTGACACGTATTACATCAAAAATGCCACAACCAGTGTACGTACCAATGGTACTAGCGTAACAAACTTCTTTACGCTTACTAGCGGTAATCAGAGCATGTATGTTGGACCAACAGGTACACTTGTACAGTCTGTTGCCAATACACCTCGCATTGAATACGATCCAGTAACATTACGCAGACGTGGACTTCTTTGTGAAGCTTCTCGCACTAATTTATTCTTGCAATCTTCTAATCTTGGTACAACATGGGTGCCAAGCCTTTCTACTGTTGCATTAAACCAGACAACTGCACCAGATGGCACTTTGACTGCTGATAAACTTATTGGTACTTCTGGTACAAATGCAATGACTATTTCGCAGCCATCAACGTTGTCTGCAACTACCGCATATACAATGTCAGTTTTTGTAAAATACATTCCGGGTGAATGTCAATTTATGATGTTCAGGTCTGATGTTGATGGGGCTTCTATC